GCCAGCGGTGACGCGAACTGGTTCACCATCGCCACCCTCAACGCCGCCTCGTTGCCCCAGCAGGAAATTCTGTTGCCGCCGTGGATCGCGGTCAACGTCACCACCGCAGGCACGGGCACGGTGTCGGTCGGTCTGCTGGGAGTCCAGTAATCATGGCCGACGCACCCAAAGCCGCACCAAAGCCGGCCGCACCGGCACCCAAGGCCGCTGTGGCCACGATCGAGCAGTGCGATGTGCTGATCCTTCGCGGACATACCACCTCGATCCCGGTCACCGTGTACGGCTACGAGGTGCCGGTGTTGCAGGAAATCCACGGCGACGAGTCGGTTCTGGTCACCGAGACCCGCGACGTGCCGGTACCGGAAGGGTTGAATGCTGCGCAGGCTTATACGCTGCTGGAAACCCGTTACGCCCAGAAGGATGGCGAGGATGCCATTCGCCACGTCTACCGCACCGTGCAGTCACTGGCCAAAGAGTCGGGACTGCCGTATCAGCGCGGTGACGAGGACAAGGTCAAGTACAACCAGGCCAGTGTGATCGTGCACGCGCCTGTTGCCCCAGCCACCGGCAGTGGGGATGTGGACGAGGACCAGGACGCGTAAGCACTCTGAACCTTCGTTTTCGCCGACAACGGCCCGGCTTCGGTCGGGCCGTTTTTATGTAGGACGACGGATTCATGAACCTGCTATCCAACCCGAACAACTGGAGTGATGGCACGCAATCACCGCCCGCGTGCTGGAACGGCACGTCGTATGTTGCCAGCGCGACACAGGGCGACTATGTCGAAATCTTCCTGACGTTCATAGGCTCCTACACTGGCTCAGACACACTCGGCTTCACTTATGCGAACGCCACTACCGCAGGCACGCCGGCCGACGGATCGTCGATCATCTACCTGTCGCCAACCCCTGGCGATCGCACCTTGCTACAGCCCACTGGAAATAACGGTGGCACGGAAGCGTATGCAGTGCCCACAGGCCTGACCCAACTTCAGGTTCAGCTTCTTCCCGGCTCAGCTGGCGAGGCGCTGGGCACTAACACGGTCACGGTCACACCACCGGCACCGCCGACGCCCGTGGCGTCCGACGAGACGATCTCCGTTGCCAGCAACTCGAACAACAACTCGGTCACAACCAGCGTCACTCAGGACGGTTCACCCGTCGATGCGACGCTTGCTATCGCGAGTCAAGCGACAAATGGCAGCGCTTTCGTCCTTGATGGCGCCATCGTCTATACGCCGAACGTCTTCTATCACGGTCCGGACAGCTTCACCTACACGGGTACGTATGATGGCAATACATCGGCGCCAGCCACGGTGTCAGTCGCGGTGGTTCCGACCAACTACAACTGCGAATGCAGCGAGACGGACTACCCGACCAAGACGCTGAAGCAGCTGCGCATCGAACTCATGACGCGCCTGGGCTTCGCCGCCATGATGGTCCCGCCGCCGGGCATGGTTCCGCTACTCAATTCGTTCTTGATCGAAGCGCAGGAGTTGTTGTTCCGTCGCTACAAGGTGTTCCGTGGTGAGCGGTGGTTCACGTGGTCGATGCTCGAGGGACAACGCTTCTACGACTTCAACGAGAACGACGATGCCGTCAACGGATCGATTCAGGCGCCTACAGGCGTCAGCGTGGCAACCGATGCGAGCGCAGGAGCACTGATCCAGGGCACGTATGGTTACGTGGTGACTGCCTTGAATGCCAATGGCGAGACCAATCAGGCCGTAGAAGTGCAGGTCATAACCACCGGGCCGAACAGCACGAACACGGTGACTTGGGCGGCTGTAACCGGCGCGACGGGCTACATCATTTACGGAAATGGTCCGCTGACCTACCAGATGGCACAGATGGCGCAGGTAGGGTCCGGCACGACCAGCTTTCAGGACAACGGGTCCATCACACCCTCCGGCAATGCGCCGCCGTTGGTCAACACCACCGGCGCGTGCTCCAAGACGCTCGACCCGCGCGCGATCACCTGGGTAGGCATCTCGCAGAACGACAACAACTGGCGTCCGCTGTCGTGCGGTATCGACCCGCTGCGCTACACCTCGATCATCAACTCGATACCTGACAGCTACGAATGCCGCCAGTGCATCGAAATATGGCCGGGACCGCCGGATAACACATGGTCACTGCGCATCAAGGGCTATTTCGGCCTGCAATCGTTCGTCAACGACAACGACCAGACCACCATCGACTATCGCGCCGTGTTCATGCTCGCGCTGGGCAATGCCAAGATGCACTACGGCCAGCCGGACGCGCAGAACGTGCAGGGGCAGCTGACCACCTTCCTGGGTGACCTGATCGCCGGCACCCACAACACGCGCCGTTACATACCGGTGAACGGCATGCCGCTGAATGCCGTGCGTCCGCGGAGGGTCTGGTAATGGCGGCACGTGGCCTGCGCTCGGTCCCGGTGCTGACCAGTCTCAAGACCGGCATCACCCGGTTGCGCGACAAGGGCGGCGCCTCGCCCGATGGCGTCTATGACTTGTTGAACGGCTACGTCGATATCTCCGGAGCACCGACCAGCCGCGACGGCACCACGCTGGATGAGACGCTGACCACCGGCACGAAAGGGCTCGTTGCCTTCAAGGGACTGCTGAACGTCTTTGCGCTGACCAACATCACCATGCCGGCCGGCTACGTGTGCAACATCTTGATCCATCCGAATCCGGCCTTCACCGGCACGCTCGACGAGATCTATTTCGCCGCACCGTTCCTCGGATTTCTGTACGTCGTGGCCGGCTTCAGTGACGGCAATGTCTACCACTACTGGCTGCAGTCCACGGGCACGTGGGCGCCCAACACCCAATACCAGCTCAACCAGCTGGTCACCCCGACCACGCCGAACGGCTACGTCTACGCGGCGACCACCCAGAACAACCCGCCGGCATGGACCGCCAACACGCAGGTAAGTGTCGGCACAGTGATCCAGCCATCGACCTACAACGGCTTCCAGTACGTCTGCACGCTCGCCGAGGGTGATAACCCGGCCACCGGTAGCACCGAGCCCGTGTGGCCACTGGCAGCCGGCGCGACGGTCAACGAGGGCGTCAATACGCAGTCCACGCCGATTGTCACCACCTTTGCCGGCGGATCGGGTTCGCCAGCTGGCACCAACTACGACGGGTTGTTCCCGCTCGATGGGGGCAACACATGAGTACGCCCGTCTGGCAGGCCGGCACCACCTACGTCCCCGGTTCGCTTGTCGTTCCGACCAGTGGCGCGCCGATCATCACCACCCCGCTGGTCAACCCGGGATTTGAAACCGGCGACCTGACCGGATGGAATCCCTCGGCCGGCACGTGGGTCACGCAGAACGCCAGCGTCTATCAGGGGACGTGGAAGGTCTCCGGTTCCGGTACGGGGTTGATTCAGCTGGACAAGACCGACACCTCGCCCGTGGTGCCTGGCCAGGTCATCACCGCGAGCGCCTTCGGCAACATCGACAACGCCGGCACCGACGACGTGGCCTTCACCATGTCGCTGGAATGGATGGATAGCTCGTTGACCATCCTGCCCGGCGCTTCGGTCGGCAACCAGATTGGGCCGGGACCGGGCGGCAGCTGGCACCAGACCACGGTCACCGGCACGGCCCCACCGAATGCGGCGTTCGTCTTCATTCGCCTGATCGCCAATGCCGGATCGCACGGCGGAAGTGTCGCCTTCGATGCGGTCTCGTGGAACTACGTGTCGCAGGTCGCGCAGGCCGGACTCGTCTACGAAGCCACCCAAGCGGCCCCGGGCAAGAGCGGCGCCACCGAGCCGGCCTGGCCGAATGTGCTTGGCGTCACGGTCACCGATAACCAGGTCATCTGGGAAGGCATCATCGGCTCCCTGATCACCTGGGAAGCCGAGCCGCTGCTGCTGTCCGGCGCCACCGAGCCGACCTTCCCGACCTCACCGGGTGCCGCGGTACTGGATGGAACCGCGCCGAGCCAGATCGACTGGATTGCCCAGACCGGGCAGATTCTTGACGTGAACTGTCCGCAATCGAAGATTGTTCAGATCGCCGCCGGCAAGGTGTATGCCGGTGACAACGACACCATCCGCTACAGCGCGACGGTGAACCCGACCGACTGGACCAGCCCGAACAACGCCGGATACCTTCCCTTTGGCCTGCAAAGCTATGGCGCCAACCCAGTCGCGGCGATGAACCTCTACCGCTCCAATCTGGTCGCCTTCAATGCCGAGGGATCGCAGATGTGGCAGCTCGATCCCGATCCGGCCAACATCACCCTGCTCGACGGCCTGCCGATCGCTTCGACCCACAACCTGGCCATGTCGCCAGTCGCCAACGACCTGCTGTTCCTGTCCTCGCGCGGCGTGCGCAGCGTGGGCATTGCCGATGCCTCGACCAACCTGGAAGCGGGCGATGTGGGCATGCCGATCGATCCCCTGGTGCAGCAGGCGCTGGCGGCAGCGAAAGCGAACGGGACGGAGCCGGTGGGCACCTTCGTTCCGGCGCTGGGGCAATACTGGTTGAGCTTCCAGAACGCCGACAACGCGACATCAACGGTGTTCGTCTACACCATCCCTTCGGTCAGCGGCCAAGGCTTTTGGAGCCGGTACGTGTACCCGTTCACGATCCAGCAGTTCACCATCTTGAACGACACGCTGTACATCCGCGCCAACAACGACATTCTCAAGGTCGATCCAACCACGCCGAACGACTTCAACGATGACACCGCGATGCCCAGCCGCTCGGCACCGTTTCCGGGTGTGGTGCAGACGCCATGGCTGGACATGGGCAATCCGGGCGTCAACAAGATGGTCACCGGGTTCGACTTCGTGGGGAACGGGGCGACACCCAACATCAGCGTGGGCTACGACCAGGCCAACTTTGGCCTGTACACCCCGCCATTTCCGATTCCACCGGACACCGTTCCGGGCATGATTGTCGCCATGCCGATCTGTGCCCCCAGCATGAGCTTCAAGGTCAACTACGCCTCTTCGCCATGGCAGATTCAGGCGGTGAACCTGTACGTCCAAGATGAGCGGGAGGGCGCATGATCACGCCGCGCCATCCTCCCAGCAACGTCGTGCTGACCAAGAACTGGCACCTCACCTACCTGTGCGAGCAGATGCGACCCGATGAGCGCGACCAGTTCGTCGCGTTCTCCTTTGCCGAGGGCTACGACCCGGAGATGGCGGCCAAACAGCTGATCGGTCTGTCGGGGGTGAAATTCACCGGGCTGGGCAAGGATGGCATGCCGATCTATGCCGGCGGCTTCTTCGAGCTTCGCCCGGGCGTGTGGGAGTCGTGGATGGTGGGAAGCATGGAAGGCTGGGCGACGCACTGGCGGCACATGACCAAGACCGCCCGCTGGCTGATGCAGTCGCTGCTGGACACCGGCGCCCGGCGGTTGCAGACCTCGGTGCTGGCCAGCCGGGTCAAGACGTGCGAATGGTACGTGCGATCCTTGGGCATGGTGCATGAAGGCACCCAGCGGCAATTCGGCCGTAACGGTGAAGATGTGGCGTGCTTTAGCCGCGTGAAGGGGGATTGACCGATGGGATCGTCGACAAGCGCAGCGAAAGCCGCCGAAGCCAACACGCAGCAGCAGCAGGCCAGCGAGGCCGCCGCGACCACGCAGATCAACAATCTGTTTGCCTCGCCGCAGCGCACCGCCGAATACAACCAGCTGGGCACGGCGACCACGCAGTACTACATGAACCAGCTGAACCAGCAGCAGCAGGTCAACAATCGCAACCTGACCTTCGCGCTGGCGCGCGGCGGACAGACCGGCGGAAGCGTGGCGACCGATGAGGCGACCCAGGCCGGCAAGGACTACACGACCGGCGTGCTGGACGCTTCCCAGCGCGGACAGGCCGCCTCTGCCTCGCTGCAGGCGGCTGACCAGAACACTCAGTCGAACCTGCTGGCAATGGCGCAGGGTGGCCTCAATGGCACGGCCGGCGCGCAGGACGCCACCAGCGCGCTGCAGTCGAACCTGAAGAACGCGCAAGCCAATGCCACGGCCAACACCATCGGCAACGCGTTCGGTGACTTCGGCCAGATCTACACCAACAGCACGAACGCCGCAGCGGCCCGACAAGGCCAGCTGTACGGCTATGGCACGGCTTACGCGCCTGTGGCCGGCAGCTTCGGATCCGGCGGCAGCGCGGCAGCGAGTAGCACGATATGAGCAACGTCACACCACTTCGCGCCCTGCCGATGGATCGGATCATGGAGATCCAGAAGGAACTGCAGACACTCCCGCAAGCGGATTTTCCGGTGGCGCACTTCTTCGCGCCAGGGGTGTACGTGCGCGCCATGCTGATCCGCGAGGGGCATTGCCTGACTGGCGCCGTGCACACCACCGACCATCTGGCAATCTGTGCGGGCGACCTGTCCATCTTGGCGTCCGAGAATGAGGAAACCCAGCGCTACACCGGATTCCACATCCTGTTCTCCAAGAAGGGCGTCAAGAAGGCCGGCCTGGCGCACTCTGACACCTTCTTCGCGACCATCCACCCGACCGAGGAGACCGACATCGCCAAGCTTGAGGCGATGCTCACCACGGCCGACCCGTTGCCCGCGATCGATCAGGAGACGCCGCCATGAGCTTTTGGGTCGCAGGCGCCGCGCTGGTGTCCGCTGGTCTGGCGATGTACAACCAGCACCAGACCGCCAATGCACAAAACGACGATCTGGCTGCCGGGCAGATTCAGCAGGCACAGCTGAACAAGCAGTCGAACACGGCCACGCAGAAAGTCATCAGCCAGTTCCAGAATTCGACCGCACAGCCTTATCAGGCCGCGGCGCTGGGCAAGTTCAATGCGGCGCTGGCTGCGAACGAATCGAATGCGAATGCGCCACTGAACCAAGTGGGCAACACGTCAGCAGCGTACAAGCAGGCCGCACAAGCCGCTGCCACGGGCATCAGCACCTACGGCCAGGGCAACGCGAACCTCATGTCGCAGATCGACGCCCCGCAGATGCAGCGCCAAGCCGAGACCGGCGACACGCTGGCCTATGGCTCGCAGATTGGCCAGATCCAGCAGAACTCCAAGGCCGACGCCTACCTCGCGCAGCTCAAGGCGCAATCGGAGCAGCCCAACCCGTGGATCGGCGGCCTGTCTGATGTACTGGGCGCCTACGCGAAAGCGTCGGCCGCGAACGGCGGCACCGCCAATGCCATCACCGCCGGGGATGGTCAGGGCATCGGATCGAGTGTCGGCAGCACGCCTACGTCGGTCGGTGGCGGCTACACCATGAATATGCCCAATTTCACTTAAGGGGTCACCGCAATGGCGATGAACGGATGGCAGACACTCGGCGCGGCGTTGGGCAATAACCCCAACCAGTCGTTCAATACCGGCGTGACGCAGGGTATTCAGCAGGGCAACCTGTTGGAGCAGGCGCGCGCCACGCGAAACAAGCAGCTCGCGCTGGCGGCAATGACCCCGGATGTCATGCAGCGGGCCCAGTCTGGTGACCCCGCTGCGCAGGGCATTGTCGCTGCGGCGATGGCGCAAAGCGGCACCAACTACCAGGAGCAGGCCGGCGGCGCC